TCAAAAAATACAACGATGGTGTATTGACAGAGGAAACTGATGAATCATATTCTGGAGGGTTTTGGGACTTAGCAGATGATATGCACGCAACAAACCCTGGAACAATGAATCAAGATAGTATCTATTATTTATTAACAGATTATTACCAAAGAGTAAAACACAATGAGGATAAAATAAAATGAATAAAGATAGATTAGCATTAATCATAGTGTTATTAGGATTGAGTTTGTTATTCTACTTAGGTTGGGTTGTAGATAGTTATAAACCAGCAACAAGTAGTATATCACAATCAGAATATACACCAGAAAAGGTAAAAGACAGTGAATTACCTGAATTACCTGAACTCTCTGAGCAAGAATTAAAGGAGTCTGATG